AAATAAAATACTGTATAATGGAGATTATATGATAGCAGATTTAATGTTATGCACACTAATTATTGGAGTAATAGTTATAGCAGTAGTTCTTGTTATGAAAGATACCAGTAATAGTCGTGATGATGAAGATGATTGGTTTTAAGAATATTGTTGTATGAAGTTGAATGAAAAGTATTCTGGACGGCGGTTCGATTCCGCCCAGCTCCACCAGAAGCACATAGTTGTCCTAGATGAAAGAAACCTCTTAGGGCTCTAGCGGGGATTATGTGTTTCTGATGGGGCTGATCTGGTCTCGACAGGGTAAAGAGTAAGGATATGGACAACACGGTAGGCGATGACCGTAAATCAAGCAAAACTAGTAACTGCAAACGATGAAAGTTACGCTCTAGCTGCTTAAGCACTAGATGAGGTTTCGCAAGGTGTCCTTATCACCCAATCACCTTGCAAGAATTTAGAAGCATAAATAAATATACACATGAGTTATAGTTCTCATTAAAAACTAAACACACTCACACACAAATAGGAGAAGTATATGAGCAACATGACACCGTTCGAGATTCGCCTCGAACTACTAAAGATGGCGAAAGACCTTTTGATGGAAGAATATGTTTCCAACAAAGATCGCCTAATCAATGAATGGAATGTAAAGGTAGAGTCCGCTAAGTTAAACGGACAAGCAATACCAGATCATCCAGCATTCCCAAGTTATCCATCAGAGAACGATATTATAACCAAGGCCTCGATGCTTAATGGTTTCGTATCTCAAACAACCACGCCTGAAATTAAAACGAAAAAGCAAAACTCGTAATTGCGTGAGAAAGAGTGGTCTATTTTGGCCGCTCCCAATCAACAAGGAGAAGCACATGCTTAACTCAAAGCTAACTGGTATTTTTACCAGTATAAATTTACTAATCGCCTCATTCTTACTGTTTACAGTAATGTTGGCCTACTCTTTTCCACATTATGTGGCAAAAGAAATTACACAAGAAGTCCGTATTGAAATGACAAAAGAAATGGACTGTCTTGCAAAGAATATCTACTACGAAGCCGGATCAGAATCATTTGAAGGTAAAATGGCAGTTGCACAAGTTACTATTAATCGTGCCAATTCTGGAAAGTATCCACCAACAATTTGTGGTGTTGTATATCAAAAAGATAAAATCAAAGGTAGAACTGTTTGCCAATTCAGTTGGACTTGTAATAAAAATGCTACACCAAAAGATAGTTATTTGTGGCAAGAATCACAATATATTGCACAAAAGGCCTTGACAGAACCTATCGCCCATGTTAGAATATCAGCAATGAAAGCAATGTTCTATCATGCCACCTATGTTAATCCTAAATGGGACAAAAGAGGTGTAGTGATGAAAATTGGTAACCATATATTTTACACCAGAACCTAATTATGCCAACTAAAAGTGAAATTTCGGAATTTAGTAAATTGATTGAAGAATTGGCTAACTCACTAAGATGTTCCAGAATTGATGCAATACTGGAGCATTGTAAAGATACTGGACTTGAAATAGAAGTGGCCAGTACATTAATCTCTGCTGCATTAAAAGCAAAGATACGTGAAGAAGCACAAGACAACAATATGTTAAAGAAACAATCCAAACTGCCTATATGATTGAGAATACTGGTTATGCTGCCTTTAATCTATATCACTCGTTAAGTTTACATTTTAAAGGCAAATATGATTATATCAAATATGGTGGCAAGACCACCATGTCACAAGATAAGTTTCTACAACGTGGTGACAAATATTTCTTCTACAGGTTATCACGAAAATACAATTATGAAGAACTAAAAGGCTTCTATATTGCCAATTTTCTTATTGATCCTAATATCAGACCAGGTCCACTAGAATTAAAACCTGCTGAGGATAATTATAAGATGTGGTTGGCCGTCACCGGTTCTTTAAAGTATAGATTTACTGATGATCTAACGTACCTATTTGAAAACTATAAAGTCAACGATACATTAAAGGTAAAGAGTGGTCAGTATCCAATCTTACTAAAGATGGTGATGGATAAGACCACAAATTTAGAAACTCTAATCATTCTAAATGAGATATTGAATTTCTTTCCCATGTGGACAGAAAAAATTGATGATGATATTATATGGCCTGCATTTAAATTGAAGTGTGAGAAGTATGCACCATTTTTAAATTATGACCGAAAAGTTTATAAAGATATTGTTAAACAAATGGTGGAAGATTATAAATGAAAACATTATACTTAGACATGGATGGTGTACTCTGTAATTTCAATAAGAGATACACTGAGTTGTTTGGTGTTGAGGCGGCATCAACAAGAGAACGTAAAGAACATACACCACAATGGAAAGAATTTATTGAAGGTAGAAACTTTACAAAATTAGATTGGTATCCTGGTGCTGATGAATTATTACATTATGTGAAATCACTTGAAGGTAAAGTTCAAATTGAAATACTTTCTTCATCTGGTGGAGAGTTATTTCATGATCGTGTCTTAGAACAAAAGTTACAGTGGTTAAACGATCACAGTATTACTTATAAGGCAAATATCACCAATGGTAGTAGAAAGAAGGCCTTATATGCATCTGGTAATGATAGAATATTGGTTGATGATACCGATTATGTTATAAAGGCCTTCACAGATGCAGGTGGCATTGGTATATTACATCGTGATGTAAAGAACACCATCAAATTAATTGAAGATGCGCTTGCAATCGCCTAAATACTATGATATACTAGCAGTTGATTATGAGAAGTACATTGAAAATATTCCGTTAATACTCCGTTTATACGAAAGGTAATACTATGAGTTCATTTGCGAACCTCAAACGCCAATCTGGCAATCTCGACAAACTCTCCAAAGCACTAGAATCAATCGGTAACACCGAACTTCCAGACCGTGCAGAAAACTATTGGAAACCAGAAGTAGATAAATCTGGTAATGCAGTAGCTACTATTCGCTTTCTACCAGCATCACCTAATGATGGTGACGATGCATTGCCTTGGGTTAAAATCTTCTCACATGGTTTTCAAGGACCAGGTGGTTGGTTAATTGATAACTGTCTCACTACTAAGAATCAACAATGTCCAGTATGTGAACACAATTCATCTTTGTGGAATTCAGGCATCGAAGCAAACAAAGAAATTGTACGCAAACAAAAGCGTAAACTAAATTATGTGGCCAACATTTATGTTGTTTCGGATCCTAAACATCCAGAAAACAACGGCAAGGTATTCTTGTTTAAGTTTGGTAAGAAAATCTTTGATAAGATTACTGCTGCAATGAATCCTGAATTTGAAGATGAAACACCAATCAATCCATTTGATATGTGGAAAGGTGCTAACTTTAAACTGAAGGTACGTAAAGTAGATGGTTACCAAAACTATGATAGTTCATTATTTGAAGAATCAGCACCACTATTAGATGATGACGATGAACTAGAAAAGATTTGGAAGTCTGAACATTCTCTATCAGCACTAACTGATGATAAAGAATTTAAATCTTATGACCAATTGAAATCTCGTTTAGATAAAGTTCTTGGTCTTGCTGGTGAAGCACCACAAGCAAAGACAACTGTTGAACAAATCAAAGAACAGGTGAAATCAAAACCTCCAGTATCCAAAGAACCTGATTTGGATGAAGAAGATGATGACATGAAATACTTTGAAAGACTTGCTTCAGAGGACTAATAAAAAACCCACCGAAAGGTGGGTTTCTTTTTTATGCAAAGCCTGTAACTGGCCTTAACATACCATATTGTGCTCGTTCTAATGATGAATCTTTACTTCTAGGACTCATATATTGACCAGATTTTTCGGAAGACCCACCAGCTGATGCAATACTGTTATTCACAATATTGGTGATTGGTGGTGTATTATTGTTATTGAGTAAAGCTGTTCGTATACTTTCATTCATTTTGTTCAATGGATCAGCTTGAGAAGTTTTAATACTTGTATCTTGAAACATAGATGCAGAACCTTTAAATATTCTGTCTGCATTACCTAAAGCATCTGCAATAGATGTATTTAAATCTGGAATCATATTTGATAAATTACCTGCATCCGCTACCATACCACCGGAATCAGGTGCGGCGGCCGCAGCTAATGCTGTGCCTGTTCCACTCTCACCTTTAGCTACTTTTGTTTTTTCTTGTACACCAGATAATTCTGGAATATATCTTTGTGGATCAACCCATTGTCCTGATGCATCTTTTAAACCAAGATGTAAATGTGCTCCTGTTGATCTACCTGCATCTTTACCTTCACCACCACTTTTAGCTATTTCAGTCTCAGTTGTAACTGTTTGACCAACTTTCAATTTATCATTAATAGCACTTAGATGTGCATAAGAAGATACCATTCCACCTCGATGTTTAACTCTTACATATTTTCCTGATGCTGCATCTTGGCCAACCTGTAAAATTTCTCCATCAGCAATTGGATTAACAGGTGAACCATAAGGTACAGCGATATCTACACCATTATGATCTTTGGTTACTCCTTTGATCGTTCTATTTTCTTTCTTTGCACTACTTAATACACCTTCTTTAACAGGTAAAGTGAAGTTGCCAGGGAATTCTTGAGTACGATTACCATTGTCTACTTTACCTTTAACGGTTTGTATTATCATAGAACTTGATTTTGGACCGTGTTGGACAGCAAAAGCTTCATCTTTTTCCTGTTGTTCAAGTTGTTTTAAAGCTTTCTGTGATTCTGTTGTATTTGCTTTCCTCAATCTATCTTTAATTATATCATTCGCACCAATTCCAGTACCACCTTGATCTCTAATCATGTCAGCTTGGCGTTCTGCTTCTTCTCGCATAGATTTAACATCACCTTTTTTTGCGGCCGCATTTAAGTCTTTTTCTTTGTCACTAAAGTCTTTAGCCATATATGCACTTAGGCCTGACATTGCAACTGCAAGTGCAGCTAAAGGATTTGCTAAAACCAAACGAATTGCACTTGCTACGGATGTAGAAATTAAACCGGGTAATGTAGATACGAAGAATTTGGCAATAGACCTACCAAAAACTCCAGCTAATAGACCTTCAGAGAAACCCATCATATCCTTTTTCAAATCATCTATCAATTTTTCAAAAGGATTTTTTCTTTGTCTTTTTGTTTTTCCTTCACCACCAGACATCTTACCTAATGCATCTAAGAGCTCTTTGTGTCTCCTCTCAGACTCAGAATTATTTTCTCTAAATGTTTCTTTTGCAAAATCTTGTTTTAATTCATCTGTTCTTTCGGCCTCATCTAATCTTTTGGTTTCTTCTTTTGCACTTTTTTCATTAACATCTAATATTTTACTTAAAACTTTTGTGACATCTTTGTTTAAAACATTTAAAGAATTTAGAATAACTTGGTGATTTTTCTTCATCAAGTCTTTTGATTCTTTCTTAAATTTTTTATCTGTTTCAATATTCTTTTTAACTACTTTGGTAAAATCTTCTTGTTTCTTTAGTGCTCCCCAAATTTTAGATAAAATAACGGTCATACCGTCACCAATTCGAACGTCTTGTTTTGGACCGGCACTTCTTTTTAATTTTGGTTCTGGTGATTCATTTTTCGCATTATTATTTTTAATGTCACTTATTAATGGAAATAATGATCCAGAACTCTTATTTAAAATTGCCATTTTTTACCTATTTTGCATTTGTTGTTGTTTAATTCTTTCGTTTTCTTCTTTCATATATTGGATTAAGAGTGTAATATAAATCTCTCTTTCCCACGGCAGCATATTTTCAATTTCCGTTAAGCTGTACTTATGGTGTTGCATTAAATTAAAATTGGTTGTATAATAATTTTGCAACGAATCATGACCAAATATCATCCGAAAAAACTTTCGATTCCTTCATATTCAATTTTATGTTCAAAACCACACTTACCACACGTTACTTCAACTTTCTTTTCTATTTTTGGTATGTTGTCGAAGAATGCCTGTAATTTTGCAAATTGTGTTTGATTCAAACTATCTACAAATTCTAAGAGTTCTTCTCTTGGTATTTGATTTGTATAATAGAATTGATCTCCTTCAAAAATATACTCGATACAATCTACAATCAAATCAAATACAAAATCTGTTGCGTTAACCATATCTCTGGCCTTCTGCAACAAACTGTATTTTGGTAATATCATCTTCACACCGACCTTATCGGTCACGTATATCAAATCTTTATAATCTTCAATGCCAGTTATTTTTAATTCTGTGACATTTAAGTTTGCATCCATGAGATTGTTACAAACTTCTTCATTCACAACATTTTGGCATCTATATTTATTTTCTACCATCTCACCGACCGATACAGCTCTGAGATGGAGGAAGTAAAACTCTACATCTAACAAACTTAGTGTATCTACATCAAATTCATCTAAACAACAATTCTGAAGAATCTGTCTAATTCCTTTTTCTATAGTATCTGCATCGTTTGATTCACCGGCCATCAATAATATTTTTTGTTCTTTAACTAAAAAAGGCCTAAAACGTATTAACTTCTTGGCTATGGGTAATGTAATTTCATGCACAGGCACATCAATTTTTGGTAAAGCCATTATAACTCCTTATAATATAATAATACTTAAAATTTTATATCTCAACTAGCTTCTTTTGCAGTTCCACTGATCCAATCACTGTAAGCAAATACTACTGTTAGTTTATGATAACCGTCAGCTGACCAATCCAAATCTAATTGATTAACTGCTATAGGGAATGCTTTTCTTAATTCAACCTCATATTTAATTTTATTTTGTACATCATATTGGCGAACAACCACGCTAGTGGCATAATCAGACTTATAATTCATGTTATATGATAGTTTTGGACTTACTAAATTAATCCATTTATCGAAGAATTTTTTCTCTCTCATATCACCAGAAACTATGAATACAAATTCTGCATCATTATAAGAATTTTCATATGGATATTTTTCGGTTATTCCATAGATTTTCTGTTCAGTTGTCATGAGTGTTCTACTTGGCAGTTGAGCACTTTCACAACGCAATGTTAAATCCAATGTCTGCATGTATGATGGATCTTTTGAATCTTCAACTAACAAAGGAGCCGGTATATTGAAATATACATCAAATCTTGATGGTCTGGCTAAATCTTTATCAAAACTACTTACTAAATTTCTGATGTCTAATGATGGCATCTTTAATTATTCCTAATTTGTTCTATGGATTCTTGCCAAACATGCGTAGGTTTGGCTTTCTTAAATTGTTGTACCGGTATCATTGTTGCCACATCCCATTCATTTGGCTGAACGGTAAGTAATTTAGACCTAAAGTGACCATACAAATACTTTTTGACGCATGGCCTGAACTCTTTATAACGTCTGGAGGCACTTAAAATATCATACGTCACTCGCATACGTTTGATTTCATCCGAATCGTCTAGGACCGCTAGGGGCATCAACTTATTCAGAAAGGCAATTCGGTATTTTACCGGTAGGTAATGTAGATTCAGTCCTAGAAACCCGTCTGGATATCTCTCTAATACCAATACCAAAGGAAATGTATCATAATATGGTAATTCTGATTTTGTCTTTGGATCATAAAAGAAAAAATACAGGCCACCAACTTTAAACTTTGATGTATACCTGTCTTTTTCTCTGGCAATCTGCCTTGGAATACTTCCTGGATTTCTAAGTTGAGAAATCTTACTTTGTAACCATCTATACGATTCCATCGACATACTCTTTAGCTGAGCTGCCGTCTTTTGTTCAGTTAATTGTGTAAGTTTGGATGTCATTGCAATATTTAGTTGAGTCCTAGATGACTCTCTGTTATGACTTTGAAAGACCATCCACGATCTAAACAATATTCATTAGCTGCTTTCCATTTGGCCTGATTGATGCCGTATGTTGCCACTTCTTGTATGTATTGTTTAGTTACTCGTTTTCTTTCTTTTGGTGGTTTGGTCTGTGCTTCAGGTTTAACCTCTATAATCATCGTACCTTTTTTAGTCTTAACAATAAAGTCTGGAAAGTATCGATGAAACCTTCCATCAACTGGAGATTTGTAAGGTATGACAAGTTCTTCTGAACCCCATTCAATAATCTCCGGATTCCGGTCAAGCCAATCCATCACCTTGCACTCCCAAGATGATCGATATATGATATTATTGTGATCCCCCATGTATTTTCGAGGGTTTTTTGGTATAAAACGTCCTGAGTAAGCCATATAAATATATATGTCTTTTCTCAACAAAAAAATAAAATGCCTCTACAAATATCTATTGAGCCGAACGCTGAACTATCCGACTCCGACATTGCTAGGAGAACGCTGGAAACAGGTGGACCCCTAAAAAGTTTAAATGAAAATGCTTATGCTGTACCGAGCGCATTGCAATATCCTGAGAGTTTAGGTGGACCACCCAGCAAACAACATGTAGTACAATTTTTTATCAATGAAATTGAACAGTCATCATATACAGAGGACAGAAATACTGCGAAATATGATGAAAATAACTCTAAATCCGGTCAAACCTTTGTCATAGGAAATTATAACAATATAGATACTGGGATTAAAATATCTACAGAAAAGAGAAGATTGGCTGCATCGATTCAATTATATATGCCAGATACGATGCAAACTTCTTATACGAATTCTTATCAAGAAGATGATTTGAATGATTATACCATTCCAAGATTTGGCCAAGCTCTTGTTGGTTTAGGTGGTGATGTTGCTAGTTATATGTCGGATTTCAAAAACAATAAGTTTAGTTTTTCGTCAGCTGCAACTAATCCCAATCTGTTGGCTCTAATTAAAGATGCTGTTAGTGGTTCTATACCGGTTGATGTGTTATTAAAAGGTAGAGGTTATGCCATTAATCCACAAGTGCAATTGTTATTCAAAGCAACTGCATTAAGAACGTTTCAAATGACATTTCTTTTTACACCTTACAGCCAAAATGAAGCACAAAGTGTAAAACAAATTATAGACACGTTTAAGTTTCACGCAGCACCAGAAATAGGCAACGCTGCGGCCGGAATTGGTGGACAGTTTTTCGTATTACCATCAACGTTTGATATTAAATATTTGTATCAAGGCAATGAGAATAAATTTATCAATAAAATAGATGAATGTGTTTTAGAGAATATAGAAGTCGATTATGCAACAAATGGATGGATTACATATCCAGATGGTTCACCAGTTCAAACACGTTTGACATTATCCTTCAAAGAAATGGCTATTATTGATAAAAATAAAATTAAACAAGGCTACTAATGTTATATTTCAAAAATCTACCATTAATTTCATATCCAGATGGTCGTGGAAACAACATCTATATGAAAGATTTGACAACAAGGGTTTATATCGTTTCACAATTAGTAAAAAGTCCTTTGTCATATTATGAATACACATTAAAAGAAAAAGACACTCCAGAGATTGTTGCTGAGAAATATTATGGTTCTGTTGACGATTATTGGTTGGTAATGGTATCAAATCTATTACTTGATCCACAGTGGGATTGGCCTTTAAGTCAATTTAACTTAAACAAATATATAATTGACAAATATGGTTCAATTGAAAATGCAAATCAAATACATCATTATGAAAAAATAATATCATACACTAATCCTTTAACCGGTGAAAAACAAGAAACAGTCACAACAATTGGTAAAGAAGAATATGATAATCTAATTACATATTCTAGAAATTGTATTTTGCCTTCAGGAGAAACCGTAGTTTATTCCGTAAGTAAGTCTTTTATGAGCAACTATACTTATGAACAAGAATTAAATGATTCTAAACAAACAATCAATCTCATTAATATCAATGTAGCAAATGAATTGAAAATACAATTCAAAAATCTTTATGGAACTGTTTAATTATGGTAACAAAAAACAAAGGCATTGGTGAACCACAACAATATAGTATTAATGACGTATCATTAATAACTGGCACTGGTACCAAAATCTCTTTAAAACCTTCATTGATAGAATTATCCATTTTTGAAGAACTATACATGCCGTCATTTTCTGGTTATGTAATTGTAACCGATTCGTCTGGATTCGTTGAGAATTTTAATATTAATGGTTTTGATTTTATCAAAATAGCTTTTAGTAAATCAACACCAGATGACATAAATCAATTTGACATTACCTTTAGAGTTTATAAAATTGAAGAAGTAAATCAAAATACTCGAACGAATGTTCAGTATATGATACAATTTATTTCTGAAGAAATGTTCCTATCAAATCAAAAAAGAATTGCTAGGTCATATACCAATATGACTATTCGTGACATGATAGAAAATATTTTGTATGAAGAATTGAGATCAACTAAACTAATAGATTTGGATTTAACAGAAGGTTTGTATAGTATGGTTGTTCCTAATCTAACACCTTTTGATGCAATAAATTGGTTGGCCACCTATGCCAAACCATCAAAAAATGATGGAGGATATGTTGGTGCTGACATGTTCTTTTATGAAACTAGAAGAGGATTTCATTTAAGATCATTACAATCCTTATATAAACAAAACATCTACGCTGAGTATGATTTTAGTCCACAAAACCTATATCAACCAGAAAGTGCGGAGAGTATGTCTAAAGGATTAAGAAGTATGATAACATGTAAGATAGTCAAACATTTTGACACTCTTGGAGCATCAATGGGTGGACTATTCGCAAATAAATTTATAGGCATTGATACTCTAACAAAAAACAAATTCATAACAGGATTTAAGTATGATGACTATATTCAAGGTAAACTGGCTGCACAAGGTGGTAAAAAACCATTGACATTGAATCCTTACCCACTTACTGCTGGTTTTAAAAATAGGTTTGAAAAAACGGTAAGTGAAATGACTGATGCTTCTGTTAAGTTAGTTATTACAAATACTACACAACGAAGTAATCCTTTGATTAAAAATAGTCCACAAGCTCTTCAATCAGTTACACCAAATATTGATGCAGAAACTAGAATACCTTACAGAATAGCACAATTTGGACTGGCCAACTATATAAAAGTTGAATTTAGTATAGCCGGTGATCCTATGTTGAGAGTTGGTGATATAGTCAAATTAAATATACCATCACTATCTGTCACTAAAAATAAAAATGCTGGGAATATAGATAAATATTATTCTGGTAAATACATGGTATCAGCTATAAGACACATTCTTGATATTGATGGTTCCTATAAATGTGTTGTTTTAGCAGTTACGGATAGTCTTTCTGCACCAAATGTGCCGTTTATTGAAAATGAAGAAATAAACAAAGCTAAAGGTTAAAAATGGGTGAAATTAATTTTGCTGGTAAAGATGGGTTTGTCTGGTGGGTCGGTGAGGTTGTAAATCGAGTTGATCCTTTGGGTGTAGGAAGATGTCAAGTTAGGATATTCGGTTGGCATGGTGACGGTGGAAAAGAATCATTCGAAAAAATTCCAGAAAAAGACCTGCCGTGGGCTCAAGCAATAATACCATTAAATTCCAGAGGTAAATTTTCTTCACCTAGAGTTGGAGATTGGGTGATGGGATTTTTTCTTGATGGTATGAGTGGGCAGGCTCCTTGTATGTTGGGTATATTTAATGGTTTAAACGCACAAACATCTGGACTTGGTAGTAACACAAAATAAGGGCAATTAAAATGGCAGATCCGTTAACTCCAGAAGAAACTCAATTATTTAAAACTGAAGAAGTGACTGGTTCATTAGTTAGACCAGCAGCCGAAACATACTCACATAATGCAGGCGCAGTTGAAACGAATCCACCTAAAGCTAGTTATTTGGGTGATGTTGCTGCGGCCGGAGAGTCTATGGTATCTAATATTGCTCGTGGAGTGCAGAGTTATAACATTAAAGGCAAGACTATTGCTACCGGCATCAATTTTGCAAACAGAAATCAGCATCATATTTGTGAACCTGTTGGTATAGCTCAACCAAAAAGAAGAACCATCACAACCATGGATGGAATTGAAGTTCCAAATTTAGCACTAGGTTCACCAGCATTAGAATTATCAATATTATTCAAAAGTGCTGAAGTACAAAAATTTCTATCCGATCTTAGAAAATCAATTGAAGATGCTTTTTCTGTTACTGGTGGTCCTTTACTAGACACAATTAAAAATGCTGCAAAATATATTTTAGAAAAAATCAGAGAAATTAATAGAATTATTAAAACATATGTTGTTCTTGCATTACTAATTGTACAAGTGGAACAGTGGGTTAGTTTATTACTTAAATTTATAGCTTCTTTACCTAAGATATTTGCAGATGCTTTTGCTGAATGTGTAGTTGCATTAAAAAATGCTATTCAAAATGCATTAACTTTTGCAATATTACCTCAAGATAATACTGCTAGACTACTAAAAGAAATAAGCAATTTACAAAAAAATCTAACATTAGCAGAACAAGCAACTCAAGCAGTTGTTGCCGGTTTTGAACAAATACAATTAGATGTAGAAAATTTATCATCAGGCATCGATCTCGCTACAGATACATTAACATCAGTATTTTCAAACGTTAAAAACAATCCTCCAAAACCAGTCGTGAACGTGAGTTTATTTTAAGGAATAATATGACAACATTTAGATTTCCCTTTGGCAATTATGCTTCTACCGGCATAGACAATTCTGGAGATCATCCATTTATTAATGTGGAACAAACAGAATCAGGCCATTTTTTCATGATGGATGATACTCCAGGTAATGAATCGATCAGAATACAACACGGTAAAGCTTTTGGTCCAAATCAAACATATTGGGTAATGGAACCAGATGGGTCAACTAAACAAGTTACTGCCGGTAATAACTTTACTGTAATTATCAACAATAATGAAGTAACGATTGGTGGAGTATGTTCTATTGTTGTTAAAGCTGACGCTAAACTTGACGTTTGGGGTACTGTTTATGCTTCGATTGGTGAAAATTTAAGAGCTACTGTTAATGGTGATGCAAACGTTGTTGTTGAAGGTCAACTAGATGTTGTTGCTGGTTCAGATATTAATATTAGTGCAGGTAATCCATTAAGTATACTTCCACCAAATATTAACCTCATTACTGGCGGAACTGTAAACGTGACAGGTGATTTAAGAGTTAGTGGAACGATCATAGGTGGTTCAAGTATCATGGCCACAACATACTTGACAGCCGGAGGAAAATGTTTTACAATGGGTGGTTTTGAAACCTTAGGTGGAATCAACGTTGGTGCAGTTTATCCTGGAATGACTACATATGACATGGGTGGCCTTGCGCCACCTGGATGTATTACGGCTTCAGGAGCGATTACTGCACCTAATTTCTTTGGTATTAATGCTATGATAGGCATAGTGGAAACCGGTATGGTTTTTGATTTCCATGGTGCTTTAGCAATGATGAGAATGAAATACAATGCACATAGCCATCCTGATGCAGGCGGCAATACTATACCTGATTAAATAATGGAGATATAATGACTAATACAGTTTTTGGAAGATTAAGTTTTGACTTTGATAGCACCAAATTTGGAGATGCAATTAATCTATCACCAGATGCTAAAAATACTTTAAATAGTTATTCACAAATGAGAAGCCCAGATCAGTGGATGATTACTGATATGGCCAATGGTCCTATAGACACAACCAGTTATTACAGAAATCCTGTTCTAAATGTGTCAAATGACTTAATTTCTAGTATGACCACGTTGGCAGTAACAGCAAATACTCAACAGGGTCCATATTATATACGTTTTGCAAGTAGTGATATTGCCAATAATTTGACAAAATCTGCAGCGGCAAACAGAATTGCAGAAATGAATAAATTTATTTCTCACACTGCAAATGTTTCTGGTACTGCTGCTAATGCATTTCAGGATCCTAATATACCAACACAAGATTCTATTAGTGCTTTAGGCAATCAGATGATTGTACTATTAAATCAAACCGATGGAATACAAAATACTGTTGGTGCCTTAGGTGCAATGACTAGTTTGTTTATTGAACCTGAATTGAAAGCAAATAATGATGTAATTTCTCTGTTTAGTCAAGAAATCATTGATAATACAATATATGTTCCTGGACTTCCTGGCGCAAATACCTGCCAGTTATCTAATACCAGACTACAACAAATGGTTGATACATTAGATGGTGTGTATAACTTGGTAAATACCAGAAGAACAGAGGATTGGACTTTTTTCAGTAGAGGATTTCAAGTAGCAACAGAAAATGCTTTTTTACATAGATTTTCAAAAAGTGCTATGAGTAACACTCAAACAATATTAATAAATGATTACATAGGTTCAGATAAACTCAAACAAAGACTGGCTTCTGCGAATACCTAAAATTCGAAATTTTGTGTTCCGGCCCGAGAATTTTTCGGACGCAGTTCAGGAGTCCAAAAAAGCGTTTTACTTTCGCACTAAATATAAAAATGGCAACCCTTAAAAAAATATACTCAGACTTAGACCTCACCTTTAATCGTTCACCGGTTACGGGTGATGTTGCCATTAGTTATGATGAACAGGCCGTAATAAGGTCGGTTACAAATTTACTGTCAACAAATCACTATGAGAGACCTTTTCAACCAGGTATTGGTTCAAACTTAGAAGGTTTACTATTCGAGAATGCTTCACCGTTGATGGAAAGAACTATCGCTAGGGAAATTGAAAACTGTATTAATAATTATGAACCTAGAGTAACATTACAGTATGTTGATGTTTCCGTAACGTCAGATGAACAAGGATATAACGTTCGTTTAAGTTTTTTTATAGGAAACAATACAACACCAACTCCAGTAAATCTTCTATTACAGAGGACTAGATAATGGCTATAGCCAATAATAACACACAAGTTGCAGAATTAGATTTTGCAACAATCAAAGAAAATTTAACCAATTTCTTAAAGAGCCAAGACGCCTTTAAGGATTATAATTTTTCAGGGTCAGGCCTTTCTGTACTACTCGATATTCTTGCTTATAATACACAATATAACTCATACTATCTAAACATGGTATCCAATGAGATGTTTATGGATACTGCACTAAAAAGAAGTTCAGTTGTATCTCATGCAAAAGAGTTAGGTTACATTCCAAAGACAGCTATTGCGCCTTCAGCTACTGTAAATATTTCAGTTTTAGGTGCAGAAGGACCACTGTTAACGATACCAAAATATACACCTTTTTTATCTGAATTGGTAAATGGTAAACATTATAACTTTGTTACGACAGATAGTTATACAACAGAAGTGACTACCGGAGGCGATGCATTATTTCAAAATGTTTTAATCAAACAAGGCATTCCAGTAAAACAAACATTTACATTAGATGTAACTACAAACCCATCAGCAATTTTTAAACTCACAAATCCAACTATAGACAGCACAACGATTGAAGTTATTGTATATGAAAATCCTACTGTAAACTTCTATGAAACATATGTATTGTCAGATGATTACATCAACTTAACTCCCGATTCAAGAGTTTATTTCTTACAAGAAAGCACTGATGGAAATTATGAAATTTATTTTGGAGATGGAATACTAGGTAAAAAACTAACAGATGGTAGTAGAATTATTGTTAACTACTTGAACACTTCGGGTACAGAATCTATTGGTGCAAATAATTTTAGTGTAACGGCAGATGTAGGATCATCTTCTTCAGTTGATCCTATCAAATCCGCAGCTGATGGTGGTGATAAAGAAACTATAGATTCTATTCGTTATCAAGCCACTAAGGCCTTTTCATCACAAAGAAGAGCAGTAACTAAAGAAGATTATATTACAGCCGTACAACAAAATAGATTAGGTTTCTCTTTTGATGCTGTGTCTGCATGGGGTGGTCAAGAAAATGATCCACCTGTATATGGTCAGGTGTTCTTGTCGATCAAACCAAAAGGTGCATATTCACTATCTGAGATACAAAAGAAACGATTGATAGAAGAAGTAATTAAACCAATATCAATGATGTCTATTGTTCCAAATATAATCGATCCAGATTACACATATATTAAGATCAATGCGAATGTATATTATGATCCAAAGAAAACCACATTAACTGACAAACAAATAGGTTATGAGGTTAGTAATTCCATCAGCACATTTGCAAGAACAACACTAAACACATTTAATTCTACATTCTTACTTGCAGATTTAATTGAAACAATTAAAAATGTTGATACATCTATTCTAACAAATGAAGTATCGATACAAGTACAGAAAAAGTTTTATCCTAATTTAGTAACAGGTTCAACTTATAAGTTATATTATGGTACACCTTTAAAGAAAGGTCTATTTTTAAGTGGTGTAAGTAGTTCTCCTGGTATAAGTTATAAAGACCCAAATAATATTACACAAACTCTAAATGAAGTTTATGTTGAAGAAGTTCCATCATCTACTGGTGGATTAGAAGGTGTTACAGTTATCAATACAGGTTATGGTTACCAGTATGAACCTATAATAGAAATCATAGGTGACGGTGCCGGTGCAACAGCACAAGCAACTATTGTTGCAGGAAAAATTACAAAGATTACAGTTGTTAACAAAGGTTCAGGTTACACAAGTGCAATAGTTAAAATAACACCAGCTGCAAATGATACAACTGGTGCTTTAGGTGCCGCAACTGCACAATTAGAAGGCAGAGTTGGTACACTAAGACTATATTGGTATGATGCCAAAGGTGTTAAAACTATTATCAAAGATAATGTTGGAACAATTAATTACAATGAAGGATTAGTTACACTCGGACCTTTCAGTCCTGTTGGTGTGAACAATGAGCAAGGTCAATTGACTATTACAGCCAACCCATTGACTTCAATTATTTCATCATCATATAATAGAATCATTACTGTTGATCCATTTGATCCAACAGCCATAACAGTAAACGTAATAGCTAAAACGTAATGTCTACAGATAAAAAACTATCACTACTAGTTGCATCACAACTTCCTCAATTCATCAGAGATGGGGAAGAATATGCCAAGTTTGTTTCATTCGTTGAAGCGTATTATGAATGGATGGAACAAGATGGAAACGTTGCTGATTATACCAAAAATCTATTAAGTTATAGAGATATTGATACCACAATAGATAAGTTTATAAATTATTTTATTAATGATTTTCTTCCTTATTTTCCAGAAGAAGCATTAATCAATAAGAAAAATGCCATCAAAATAGCCAAAACTATTTACGATACAAAAGGCACACCTGCATCTTATAAATTTCTATTCAGAATATTATATAATTCTGATTTTGATGTATTCAATACTGGTGATGCAATTCTAAAGGCCTCTGCTGGTACATGGTACAGATCAAAAAGTTTAAAGTTATTAACTTCTGATGTGAATTTTTTAAGCACCAAAAACCTAAGAATTTTTGGTGAAGATTCTAAATCTTTTGCAGTAATTGAGAATGTATCTAAAATAGGTGGTAATAGAATAGAGATTTTTATATCTTCTATTAATAGATCATTTCATTCTGGTGAATATGTAAAAATTCTTGATGTTGATAATAGAGATTATCTTGTAAATGGTCAACCTTTACGTGCAAAAATTGTTGGTGAAATTTCTGCAATTACTTTACCAGACCCAAACAAAACAGGACTATTATACAAAACTGGCGATCCAGTTATTATATACGGTGGATTGAGTGATGACTCCTCTGAGGCCAATAGTGCTATAGCCAGAATTGGTCAAGTATATACCGGTTTCATACAAAGAATTAATGTTTTACCTGGTAAAGGTGGTTATGGTTTTGGAACATTATCGAATAGTGCAATATCTATTATAGATGGTGATGGTGAATCTAAGGGTGCAGCTGCATCAGTAATTGCGGTTGACCCTTCAACAAATTCACAATCAAGAGCCAACATTACATATTTCCCAACCAATATGATTGGTGCTGCGGCCAATACGACAATTGGAAATACAAATTATACATTCTTATCTGGCAATCCAAGTTCTAACGCAAATACATCTTTAGCAAACTCATTAAGTTTTATTACGAGATTTGGTTTCCCTATTGTATCAGTATTAGTTACTGATGGAGGCACAGGTATTATTCCTGATGTGTCTGTAGATGTTGATGCAGTTGGACTCGGTGACTATGAAAACAATAATGCTGTACTTAAAAATCTAGGTATACTTGCACCGATACAAATTCTAAACCCTGGTGTTGGTTATCAAATAAATGATAAGATCATCTTTACTGGTGGTTCTGGTTATGGTGCCAATGCAGTAGTGAGTAATGTTTCAAATACTGGTGGAATTACAAGCATATATTATCGTAGTGACACTTCAGGTGTTTACCCTCTGGGTGGTATGGGATATGGTCCTTTAACTTTACCAACATTATCAGTTCAATCTTCCAACGTCAGTGCAGCTAACGCATCCATATATGTTCCTGGAATACTAGGTGACGGTGCAGAGTTCTCAACAATGGTACAACGTTCGGGTGGTATCAGAACAATTGATGTTGTATATGGAGGTACAGATTATATTGCTGCACCAAACGTTTCATTACGTGTGCAAGATATTGTAGTATCGAATGTTACATTGATTAATTTACCTGAGAAGGGTGATATTGTATATCAATACACATTCGATAATGTTTCTGCTTACAAAGCAACAGTCAATTCAATAACAATATTAGAAACAAATAAAGTAGATCCGTTACAAACAAAGTATAACCTAAGAGTTTTTGAATACCTATCAACAACTAACCCAACAGAAAAACTAAAAATAAAAGACAAAGATATTGTCATGAATATGGTGAATCAGCCATTCCCTAAAGATTACTTCTTTAAGGGTAGTCCTGCATATGACAAGAAGGGTATTAAGAATTTTGGAGATGGTACTGCAAAAGGCCAAGCGGTTTATCTGGATGGTGTAGTTGTTGGTCGAGGAAGATATGTTGATTCTAAAGGACAATTAAGTTCTTTTGATGTGTTACAGGATGAGGTATTTAATAATTTTACTTATCAGATTATTGTAGAGAAATCTATACAGTCGTATAAAAATATATTACTAAACTTATTACACCCATCTGGTACAAGAGTTCTAGGTAAATATCGTATGCGTTCTAATGGTGAGATTCAGGCTCACATGAGTTCTGCGTTGTCACAAGGCCAAACATTGTATTATTATACAAATGATGCCTCCGCAAATATACAGATGTTTGCCGACTTCAATCAGAAATATACCAATATCATGAAGTTGAATAATATTGGTACAGGGACAAACATTGCGACATTCATATTCCCTAATACTTATATTCGTTTGACGCCAACTATTGGTCCAAATATATACTCTAAGATTACAGGTGTAGATTACCTATCCAATACGGTAACGATTGAAGATCGCACATTACTAACATTCTCTAGTGTTGCAAAAGTTAGAGCTAATGCTTCTTCTAACACGATAAATATAACACAATTAACTAACGCTTATAACATTATCAACAATGGTGTTTATAGTAATACAGCTTATCCATTAAAAGATATTGTATATGTTGGTGATAGAATTTTAATTCCAAATAATACAGTAAGAACTGTTCAGAGTATTGACTTTGTAAACAACACATTAACTGTAAGTTCACCACTAACATCAAATTCTAATGGATATATGACTGTTAGTAGATCATCATTTGTGGCCGGTGGTGGTGCAGATAAAGCAGATCAGATCATATTCTATGGACCAGTTGGTATACAGTATTTCCCTGAGTTAACTACAGAAGATGGAAGATTATTAACAACAGAAGATGGACGAATCATAATTTTAGGATAAAAAATGTCTACAGTAAAGATTTCAGAACTAATAGAACTACCATCAATTAGTGCAAATACATCCAATACAATATTTTTGGGTGTTGATTTGCCATCACAGGTTACTGGTAGGTTCACTGCAACCACACTTGCACAACAACTATATGCAAACAACTACCTAAATGTTGGTAATCATAGTGTTATTTTCCCTAATGTAGTTGCACAATTTGCTGGTGAGGCAGAAAATTATCTTCAAGTTAATCTACAGAACGATTCAAGTAATGGTTCATCTGACTATGTTGTTACAGGTGATAATGGTACAGATGTAACAAATTATATTGATATGGGATTTACAGGATCAACATACAATTATCCCGGATACACTGTTTTAAAACCATCAGACGGATATCTTTTAGTGCAAGGTGGTACCGATTCTTCTACACTAGGTGGTAACCTTGTTATGGGTGTTGTTACACAAAACAGAGATATCGTATTCTTCCAAGGTGGTTCGACAGATGCAAATGTTGTAGCTAAGTTCTCTTATGGTAATGGTTTTAAACTATCACAGAAACCTATTATATTTGCAGACAATACATCACAAAATACAGCAGCTTCACCTGCAAATTATTCACAAGCTGCATTTGCATTAGCGAATACTAATGCTAATGATATTACTGCAACATGGAACTATACACAAGCAGTTTATACACTTGCTAACACAAGTTCTAATACCATTACATATATTACTGGTGTTAACACTGCACAGAATACATATGCATCGGCAGCATTTGCTAAGGCCAATGCCGCACTTGCTAATACAACAGGAACATTTAACGGTAGTTTAACTATTACTGGTGATACTTACGCACAGAAAGTTAATACTGCAAACTTACAAGTCATTGGTACTGCAAACATATCAGGCACATTAGGTGTAAGTGGTATTGTTTCAATGAACGCACAGTTAATTCTAACTAATACAAATTTCTCTGCAACACAATCCGCAGTAACAATCTCTGCTAATCCGTATGTTGCAACACCATCAAATGATGGTTACATGGTACATATTTCAGGTAAACAAAATGTAGTATCACGTGTGGTTACAGATTCATATGGTGCTAATGCTTATGTACTATATGCTGGTAGATCAGCTAGAGGAACTTATTCTGCTCCATCTGGTTTATTATCTGGTGATGTTATGATTCGTTTTGGTGGTAATGGGTATGGTTCAACAGGATACGCACCATTAGGCAGCGCACGAATAGATTTCTTGGCAGCAGAAAATTGGACCGATACTGCAAGAGGTTCACAGATTAAGTTTTTCAATTGCATGAATGGTTCAAATGTTGTTACTGAAATTGCATCTTTTAATGCGGATTCAGTAACATTTACTGGAGTTGTAAATCCACAAAAAGGATTTATCTTTACTCCAAGAGTTCCTGAAGGAGCTCAAACAGCAATTGCAATTAATTATGCAACAGATTCAATCATTAAATCAAATTGTAATGCAGATATAACAATAACACATACCAACTTTACTGCTGGTAAGGTCGTTGAAATTTGGTTAGTAAATACTGGAGGACAAAATCATACAGTTACACATGGTGTTTCTGCATTAAATTCAACAACTAAATCCACAACATTTACAATTACCGCATCTAGTTCCGCATACATGAGATTCTTTAGTATTGACGGTGACTTAGCAAACACATTCGTAACCGTAACAGCGTAATAAATAAATCATGAATAAAAATATACTAACACACGGTGCAAAGATATCCGCAGTAACTCAAGGTTACTATTCTTCTGTTGCAACTATACCCAACTCAACAATACCAGTAACTAACTACTACTGTTTCTTATCTAAGGTTGATGTTTGGCCAAACGATGAATTTCCTCCATCACCAAGTTTCAGTCCTTATTCCATGAAACAAATCCGCAAAAACATCTTTGCGGCTAAAAAGATTAGTGTTAATAATATTAGTCCAGTTATTCAACGTGTAGATTGGACATCGGGTGAAGTGTACACATATTACCAAGAAGATTTAGACATCTATAAAAAAGATTCTAGTGGTCTTTTGGTATATCATTTTTATGTTAAGAACAAATATGACCAAGTATTCAAATGCCTATGGAACAATAACGGTGCACCATCTACTGTAGAACCATACTTTGAACCAGGAACATTCAGTGATGATGGTATATTCATTGATGTTGATGGGTACAAATGGAAATACATGTACACCATTGATATGGGTCTAAAAGTTAATTTTATGGACAGTGTTTGGATTCCTGTACAGATTAAGAATAGAGCACCAGACAGTTTCACAACAACAGAAACAACACTAGGTAGTCCAGCTGGTGCGGGTAATATTGAAGTTATTAATGTATTGAATTCGGGTTCAGGTTATGATTCTTCAAATGCTGCAATTATTGTGAATATTGTTGGAGACGGCATTGGTGCAACTGCAATAGCTTCTGATTCACAGGGTGAAATTACAGACGTTACAGTTACAAATAAAGGCACAGGTTATACTTATGCGAATATCACTATAACATCGGCCTTAGGATCAGGTGCAAATGTTTTTGCTGGTGTATCTCCAATCGGTGGCCATGGAAGTGACCTATTGACTGAATTAGGTTGCGAACACATTATGTTGATTGCACAATTTACTGGAACAGAAGGTGGTAAAATATCAACAGACATAGACTTTCACCAAGTAGGTATTGTAGTTGACCCTACCGTGAAAGTTGGAGAACCAGAGAATTCAGCAATCGCAAATGGTACTGTATATGATTGTTCAACATCAATATCAGTTGCACTAGGATTTGGTGAGTATCTAGAAGATGAATTTGTATATCAAGGAAACTCTTTGAATGATTGTACATTCAAAGCAAATGTTTTAGATTTTGATTCATCAAACAATGTAATACGAGTTATAAATATGACTGGAGAACCACTTTCAAATCAACCAATTTTTGCCGACACATCAAAGACGGTGAGAACAGTTAACAATATTAATCCACCTGAATATGTAACATTCTCTGGACATGTTATGTTTGTTGAGAATAGAACAGGTGTTCAAAGAAACACAGACGGTATAGAACAATTTAAGTTTGTATTAGGATACTAAGGGAAAAAAATGGCTATTAAAGAAGCAATTAATTTTAACGTTGATCCATACTATGATGATTTTGATCCAAGTAAAAATTTTCATCGTATACTATTCAAACCAGGTTCAGCTGTTCAAGCTAGAGAACTGACACAAGCTCAAAGTATTCTACAGAATCAAATCTCCAACTTTGCTGACCATATTTTCTCTCAGAATACCCCAGTTACCGGTGGTAAAGTTACCACAAATTTTAACTGTTACTATATCAAATTACAACCACAATTTCAGAATGTGGATATTAACGTTTCGGACTTTTTAAATAAAGAAGTTACCGATTCAACTGGTACTGTTCGTGCAAAAGTTGTGGCATATAAAGAAGGTTCATTGATTGATACAAATGAACCACCTACCATTATTATCAATTACTATTCAGGCGCTCAGTTCACCGATGCAATGACCGTGTCCTGCGTTGATGGATCAAGCACGGTTGCGTTAACTATTGGTGTTGCAGGCGGGACTACATGTTCAGGTAAGGCCTCGACCGCATCGATTTCTCAAGGTGTATTCTACATCGTAAATGGGTATAGTAATTCATCTACACCAAACCCAGATGGTTCTTATTCCAAGTATTCTGTTGGTAACTTTGTATCAGTATTACCACAAACCACAATCTTGGATCCTTATGGTAACACACCATCTTTCCGTGTTGGTTTAGACATTTCTGAAAATATTGTTACCTATTTGGGTGATACATCATTGTTAGACCCAGCAGTTGGTGCTTCCAACTATCAAGCACCAGGTGCAGACAGATATCAAATAAAATTAACACTTGTTTCCAAACCATTAAAACTTGGCGATGATGATTCGTTTGTTGAACTAATGAGAGTCGAAAATGGTATTATAGTTAAACAAGTAGATGGTACAGTTTACTCTGTTATCGATGATTACTTTGCTAAACGTGATTATGAAAGTAATGGTGATTATGTTGTTAATGAATTCAAAATTACTCCAGTAGCAAATGCAGACGACAGTAAATTCGACCTAAGAATTGGTAAAGGTGTTGCATACGTTCATGGTTACAGAATCGAGAATCAATCAGACCTATTATTAGAGAATGATAGAGCTAGAACAACCGATTCAATTACAAACAACCCAGTATTCTTTGATTATGGTAGTTACTTCATTGTAAACGGTGTAAAAGGTAAGATTGATATTACCACAATGCCTAAGATTGATTTGCATTGTGTAACTAGTGCCAACATATTATCAGGAAATACTACAACTTATAATTCATCATTAGTTGGTTCAGCATATATTAGAAATTTACAATTTGAATCAAGCACATCCGATTCAGATACATCAACTTACACTTATAAGGCCTATGTCACCGATATATTCACAACAACATTGAATGGTACAGCAACAACAGGCACAGAAACAACTATACAATTTAATGATACCAATGCTACATTCTCAAATGTAACCAATGCATACTATGGTTCAACAATTACTATCACAGGTGGTGCAAGTATAGGTGATAGAAGAAAAATTATATCATACAATGGAACAACAAAAACAGCAACTGTAGATGCACCATTTACTGTACCAGTTGATAACACATCAACTTTCTCTTTTGCTTTTAAAGTTAAAGACATAGACTCCTTTGTAATAAGAAACAGTAGTAATACTATTATCGCATCAGCAAATATTTCCAATTCTGGTAAGACTGATGGATTAGTAACAGGCGATACAGTATTAACTAATCCTAAAGTACCTGAACTTATATTCCCAATTGGTTATCCTTATGTTGCAAACATTTCAAACAGTGATTACAACTCAACAAAAGTATTCAGATCAAAGACACTAACTAACGTTGGTGGTACTGCTACATTGGCAATAACTATACCTTCTGGTACTCCACAAGTATTCTCAGGAACAGGACAGTTATCTTCTGATGTAGTTAAACAAAATTTCATTGTTATCAATCAATCAACTGGTGCAATTTTAGATTTTGCAACTTCAGGTAATACAGTAACAATTTCTGGTGACAAGAAAACGGCCACACTAAGATCAACAACACATCCAGCTGGTACTGTTGTGGATGTTATTGCTGACATTGTAATTTCTAATGCTGACGATTCATCAACCATATTAAAAACAAAAAATCTTGTTATCGGTAATACCACAGTTGCAAGTACATCTGGTGTAAGTAACACAATCAATTCAAGTACATATATCGATTTAACTAAAGGTCAAGTTTACATTAAACATGATGCAATAAAACAAATCAACTCACTATATGTTTCTGATGTTAAAAAGATTGTTAAAGTGATTAATTCAAAATCACCAGGAACAGCAGTAACTAGTGCTATGTTGATCGATCCATCACATGACATTACATCTTTATTTGTATTAGATAATGGCCAAAGAGATACTATGTACGACCATGCATCAGTTAATCTGGTTGCAGGTGCATCTGTACCAAATGGTAATATACTAGTTGTATTTGATTTTTATGAACACACCGGTGGTGATGGTTATTTCAATGTAAACTCTTACCTTCCTGGTTCAGCTGGCGGTGTATCAACATCACCAGAAGAATATCAAGCTATTCCGACTTATTCAAGTAAGGGTGGTACAGTTTATAGATTATCAGACTGTGTGGATTTTAGACCTGTTAGAAAAAATGCTCAAGCGGAAATGACATTTGAATACACAGGTAATCCTACTTCATCAGATGCTGGTATATTAATACCACTACCTTTGTCGGAATACACAAGTGATTATAATTATTATCTGGCAAGAAAAGATAAACTTATCTTGACAAAAGATAAAGAATTCAAAATTGTAAAAGGTACTCCTTCTACTAATCCTATTTTCCCAACCGAACCTGATGGTGCATTAGTATTATCTAATCTAACTTTAGATCCTTACACAGCATATATTCCAGGCGAATCACCAGGACAAGTTGATGCAAACCTTTCAATTGAAAAAGTATTGCACAAAAATTGGATCAAGAGAGATATTACTGACCTACAAACACGTGTTAATAATCTAGAATACTATACATCATTAAGTTTACTAGAAACAAATGCACAATCTCTACAAGTACCTGATGTTAATGGTTTAAATAGATTCAAGAATGGTATCTTAGTTGATGATTTCTCATCATATTCAACGGCCGATACTGCCAATCCAGATTTTCAGTCTAATCTAAACACAAGAAAGAAAAGACTTGGACCTTTAAATATTGTAGATAATTTTGCACTACAAAATCCTGTTGTATTAAGTTCTTTAGGTACATTAAATAAAACCAATTACTTCTCAGTATCAAGTATTGGTGGTACGAATACAAATGTCTTTACATTACCATACACAACCGCAAACGTTGTTGTGCAACCAATTGCAACAAGTACAGTAAGTGTAAACCCATTCGCTGTTGCTGTATCACAAGGTGTTTTAAGTTTAAATCCACCTATGGATAACTGGGTAGATAATAACAGAGCACCATCGATACTTGTTGCGGATCCATCATTAAAGATATATCAACAAACTAATGGTGTGAACTTACTAAATGCTGGTGACTTTGCAACTATTCCTGGTACTTCACAGACAAAAACAACAACAACTGGTCCTATTGAAGGTCATGGTGTCAACCCAAGTCCATATGGCTATGTGGGTTATATTGCAACAACCACAGAAACATATGCAAGTCAATTAGGTAATATTACTAAGGCTGGTTATAGTCAAGTATCTTCTACTGTTGGTACAAACAATGGTTACTTAACTAACATTGCAGTTTTACCGTATATCAGACCACAACAAATTATTGTCAGAGCAAAAGGACTGTTAGTTAACTCTCCAGTATCATGTTGGTTTGATGGTGAAAAAGTCAATGACTACATGACATCACCAAATACAATCGAACTTGTAAATGTTGGTGGTAAATTTAAAGAGAATGATATTGTTGGATATTACACAGCAAATAAATTCTACCCAATTGGTAGAGTTGTTGGTATGTACAATTATCCAAATAGCACAAGTGCTCGTTTGTACATCTCTGCATTATTAGGTGCTCCAACATATACTACAACAAATATAATTCAAAATGCAGTATTCGATTCTTCAGGCCAGTACAATGCAGCAGGATCAAACACAGCATACGGTTTCATTAATGCATCTTCCTCTGTGACTGCATTACATACAACTGGTCTTGTTACTGGTGTTGGTGGAAGTTATACTCCAGCAGGTGGTGGTGCAGCATCTAACATTTATAAAATGCAAGATGCAGGCGATTGGGGAACTTTCTTAAATCGATATGGTGTCTGGGGTGATTTAAATAGATCAGGTTCTTACAATTTAACTTTCACTGCAACTGTACCTGAAGATGACACTTACACATTCGTAGTAAGTGGTACAGGTACATCAATACTTAGAATTGATGGAACTACTGCTCCATATACAGTTATTACTCATACTGGTGGACCAAAAACAACATCAACAAATACTAAGTTTTTAACTGCGGGTTCACATACGTTTAGAATTACTGCAACCACAACAGCTGGCAGTCCAGGTGCAGTTGCTGTCGTAGGTAAGAATTCTGCTGGTGAAATTGTTTATCAATCCACATCACCTCCAGCAACAAGTTATGATTCTGTAGCACAAGAAATTTTAATGCCAAAAGGTGGTGCATGGTTCACTGGTGTAACTAAGTTAGCACTTGATGCTAAAGCTTCAAACATCACAGACTACTATGTTGGTGCCAGAATCTCTGTACGCTCTAAGTATGTATATTCATACACAGTACAGACTGCAACCTATGTTCCTCCACCACCTCCACCTAGAAGTAGTCGTTGCTGTGTAGTTGCAAATGCAATGACAGCTGGTGGTGAAATGTCACCAATGCGTTTAGCACGTATCAATGCATGGGGAAATAAAACATTAGATAAGACTTGGATCGGTGAACGTTTCCATAGAGGTTATCATATTGTAGCAAGTAAATATTGGATTCCTATCATAAGAAAAGATGGTTCTAGTGTGACATCAAAATATTTAAAATGGACATTTGATAATGCTGTAAATATGATGATGGGTAAAAAATATAATAAATGGTCTATACCAAATAGTATACCATGGATGACATTAATGATGGTGACTGGCCTGTTTGTAAGTAAAGAACGTGCTGAGAAATCATGGAAATCTTTGTATAACACAGACGATAAATAATCAGTTGAAAAGCTTAGGAAAATAAATGCC